GTTGAGATGATGAGAGATCGCGCAAGAATCAAGGATACGCGAGAAAGAGCTATCCAAAACCAACGCAGGAAGATGCGTAAGTTCATTGCTAACGCATTAACCATTACTGCGATACTCGCGCTGGTCGGCATCATAGTCGCATTTATCATTGGCATAATTTCAAACTTAGGGTAAAAAATCATGTTGAGTTTAGTATCAAGTTTGCTGGGGTTTGCCAGCGCGGGACTTCCGAAAGTTCTTGATTTCGTGCAAAGCCGGGCAGACCAAAAGCATGAGCTAAATCTCATGGCTGCACAGCGGGAGCGAGAACTGGCGCTTGCAAAGGAGGGGTTTTTGGCACAAGCCCGCGTCGAAGACATCAAGACAGAACAGGTTGCAATGCAGACCCAGACGCAAGAACGTCTTGCCATGTACAAACACGATTCTTCATTAGCTGATGGGGGGTCTAGATGGGTAATTAATCTTCGTGCGAGCGTAAGGCCAGTGGTTACCTACCTGTTTGTCGGCCTGCTGATCGTCGTCGATGTCGCAGGTATCTGGTATGCGTACTCAACAGGAGTTGTGTTTGCTGAAGCGATTTCCATAATCTTCTCAGACGATGAGATGGCCATGCTAGCCGCAATATTGAGCTTCTGGTTCGGGTCGCAAGCATGGAATAAGCGTCAAGCATGACAATCTCTGAAGCGGGCATCCAGTTAATCAAGAGCTTTGAGGGCTGTCACAGCAGCCCTTACAGATGCCCTGCTGCGCTTTGGACAATAGGCTATGGCCATGTGCTGTACCCTGACCAAGCGCGCCTCAAAACGCCTGAAAGAGCCTCTTATGCACTTAAACAAGAACACAGTCGGGTGTGGGATGCTGACGAAATTGATGCGTTACTTGCGGAGGATTTACGTAAATTTGAGGCTGGGGTTTTACGACTATGTCCTCCTTGCGTTGATAGTCAGCCTCAGTTTGACGCAATTGTCAGTCTTGCTTTCAATATCGGGCTAGGAAATCTTCAGGCGTCAACGCTGCGGATGAAGTACAATCGCGGTGACTACGCTGGTGCAGCGGACGAGTTTCTCAAGTGGCGCAAGTCAAATGGCGTTGTTTTGACGGGGCTTGAAAGGCGTAGAGAAGCGGAACGGGCGCTGTTCTTGTCTGGCGGCTAAAGTAAGACCCCGCACCGAATGTTCTGGTGCGCAGAAAAACGATTCACACATCCTGAAACAATTTCTATGAGGAGCTCCGCGATGAAAGCTAAAAAGATGGCAGCAGGTGGAATGTCGAAGAAAGGCTCAGCCTGTTCTGCAGGCGGCATGGCAAAGAAGGGCTACGCGGATGGCGGCGCAGTCAAGAAAGGCGGTAAGGTGCGCGGCGCAGGCTGTGCTATCAAGGGCACGCGACCTGCCAAGATGATGTAAGGACGCAGGCAGATGGCGTACTTCAGACTTAATCTAGCCCCCGGTATCGATAAGCAGAACACCGAATACGGTGCCGAGGGCGGCTGGACGAACTGCGATAACGTGCGGTTCAGATACGGCTTGCCTGAGAAAATAGGCGGCTGGATTAACTTTGAAGGCACCGAAGTCTATCTGGTGGGCATGGTCAGTGAGGTTTTCACTTGGACCAGTCTTAGCGGAGTGCCTTATGTCATCGTGGGCACCGACAGAAAGTTGTACGTGTCGGCCAATGGCGTATGGAATGACGTCACACCTATCCGTGAAACCACAGCCGCTGGAGCCGTTACGTTTGCAGCTGTAAATGGCTCGGCTACGCTCACCGTCTCCGATAGTAGTCACGGTGCAATCGTGGGTGATTTCGTCACGTTCAGCGGCGCTACCAGCCTTGGCGGCAATATCACTGCAACGATTCTAAACGCCCAGTACGAAGTAATTTCGGTCATCAACTCCGGCAGTTACACAATCACTGCGCCTGTTGCCGCCAACGCCTCGGATACAGGTAACGGCGGTGCCAGTGTCATTGGTGCTTATCAGATCAACGTCGGCTCGGACATCAACTACTTCGACTTCGGTTGGGGCGTTGGAACGTGGGGCTTGAGCACTTGGGGTACACCGCGAACAGCTGGCACAAGCGTCGCGCTTAACTCCCGAGTCTGGCAATTTGATACCTACGGTGAGGACGTGATCTGCCAGCTTGTGGACGGTCCAACTTACTACTGGGACTTGAGCGCGGGCGTTGCTACCCGAGCAACGGTTCTGTCAGGTGCGCCGACCAAGAGCAAGTACGCCCTGATCTCGACTCCAGACAGGCATCTTGTCTGCTTTGGGACGGAGAGCACTATCGGCAGCCCATCGACGCAAGATCCCATGTTTGTGCGATTCTCGAACCAAGAGGACATCACTCAGTTTGTTGAGAGCGCGACGAACACGGCTGGCGGCCAACGGCTCACGGACGGTAACACAATCATCACGGCGATCCGCTCTCGCGGCCAGATCCTGATCTTCACCGACACGGCGCTGCACGGTCAGCAGTACATTGGACCACCCTTCACCTTCGGATTCCAGCAGCTCGGTGCAAACTGTGGATGCATTGGTCCACACGCTGCGGTGGACGTCAACGGCCTTGCCTTCTGGATGGGCACAGAGGCGTTCTACCTGTTCGATGGTACGGTGAAAAAGCTTCCCTGTACCGTGCAGGACTACGTGTTCAAGGACCTTAATCAGGTTCAAAAGACCAAGGTCCACGTGGGCTTAAACAGCCAGTTCAACGAGGTCACGTGGTGGTACTGCTCTGTCACCAGCGACTTTATCGATCGATGCGTCACGTACAATTACCTCGAAAACACATGGTCGATCGGCACGATGGCACGAACGTCGTGGGTAGATTTGAGCGCATACCCCAAGCCGCTGGCCTCGAAGTACGAGCCTGACGCAACCAACGCCACTATCAGCACGATCTACGGGCTGACTGCTGGCAGAGCGCTGATCTATCAGCATGAGACCGGCACAGACGACGTGAATCTGCCGCTGGAGTCCCTGCTGACCTCTGGCTACTTTGACATTGGCGATGGCGACAACATGCTGCTGATGTCGCGCTTTATCCCAGACTTCAAGAACCAAGTTGGGGATCTGACAATCCGGTTGCTCCTGCGCGCATTCCCGCAGGCACTGGCAAGCCCCAGCTCGCTTGATCCGTACATCATTACGCCGACGACCACTAAAGTGGACACCCGAGCGCGTGGCCGGCAGATATCGATTACGATCGAGAACAACCAGCTGGGCGCGACGTGGCGCTACGGTACGCTGCGTGTCGATATCCAACCGGACGGCCTGCGATGAGTAAGATCAACAACGTCCGTCTGCCAAACGCCTCGCTCTCCTACAACCCGGAGCAGTTTAACCAACTGGTACGATCACTGGAACAAGTGATTCTGCTGCTTAACAGCAGCTACGGCTCTGTGACAGATCAGGACAGTGCGGGGGCGCAGTCGTGGTTTGACGGCACCGTGGGCCGCGCAGGGCAGTCTGGCACGCAGGGAATCCTGTTGCCCTATGGGGCGTTTCAGGACGATTCCGACCAGATTGCAGGGTCCACTACCGCTGCCTACGCTGCGCGGCTGAACACCACTGATTATACGAACGGCATCTACATAAGTGACCGCACGGCAGTGTTTACTGCCACGATTAACGACGGCACGCCGCCCGGCGCGGGCACCGTGCTCAATGTAACGGCAGTCACCTCCGGCACGATTGAGCTTGGGATGCAGCTCACGGGCACTGGCGTGACCGCAGGCACGCGGATCACGGCCTACGGCACGGGCAGTGGTGGCACTGGTACGTACACGGTTGGCACCTCGCAAGAGGTCACCAGCACGACAATTACGGGCACCCTCCCGTCCAAGATCACGGTGGACTACGCAGGCGTCTATAATCTGCAGTTCTCCTTTCAGTTTGTGAACTCGGATACGCAGATTCACGACACGGACGTATGGTTTCGCAAAAACGGTACGAACGTCCCGGAAAGCAACAGTCGATTCTCCGTCCCCAACCGTCATGGCGGGACGGATGGGAACTTGATTGCTGCGCTTAACTTTTTCGTGGACATGGATCCGGGGGACTTCATGGAGATCATGTGGCATACTGATAGTACTCAAACATATTTGGAACGGCTTCCTACAGCGGCTTCGCCCACGCGCCCTGCAACGGCCTCTGCAATTGTTACGATGCAATACGTGTCGTCATTGGTGTAAAACATGGCCAACAAATACCTGCGAAAAAACCTCATCCCCACTGCCGCCATTGAGACAGAGCTGTACGTGGTCCCTGCAGCAACAACGGC